AAGCACATTTGAAGATGAAGAAAAAAGACATTGAGTTAAGACAAAAAGAACATAAACTTGCTACAGATGAAAGTCTTGATGAGTTTGATAAAGAGTTGTTAGATGTAGAGATTTTAGAGATTAAAGTTAGTATGAATAATATACAAAATGCTATCACAGGTGCTGTTCGTAAGATGTCTTTCTTTACTACACAATACAAAAGTATTCTTAAAAAATTAAATAAAGATGATATTACCGAAGAAGAATACGAAAAAGAAGAATCGAATTATCACGTTATGACTTGTATGAAACAGGCACTAAGTGCTGCAAGATCAAGAGGTGGCGTAATAGATGAAGGAAATTTAATCTATTTATTTGATATGGGTATTAACTCGGCACAGGCACAGGCTGAAATTTATGCTTATCTTAAATTAGAAAATGATATGATGGATCAAGGTAAAGCTCCTACCCATGAGATGACTATGAGATGGTTAGAGGCGTGTGCTGTTAAATTTTCTAAAGACGCAGAAACATTTGCTGAAAGAAGAGGATTTAAATTATATGACGAAGACTCATTAAATACAAAATTACTAACAGGAGAAAAAAAAGATGGCGAACAAGATAATCAAGTATAACCTAACTGCTGAAGGAACAATTCCTACTTATATAGAAGATGGTGGATACTTTCTAAAAGCAAATAGTAATGCTTCACCACAAGATAATGATATTATTGGTGCAACTGTTGACGGTTCATCTGAAACAGGTCTAGGTGAATTAACAAGTGCGGCTGCAATTAAATCTTATTTAGATACTTATACTTCTGATTGGACGACAGGAGATGTAGATGAAAATGGCGATGATATTGCATTTAATCAAACGAATGCTGCTAATATGATATGGGCTAAAAAAGTATAACAATATTTAAGGAATTTTAAATGGCTAAATACCCACAACTAGATGACTGTCAAGGCGTATGGAAGATAAAGGACGTTGGTGATGCTGTTAAATTAGGTAGGTGGCGTAGAGCAGGGTCGAGAGCCGTACTTGCTTCAGGAACTACGATTGATTACATAACAATGTCTTCACAAGGTGATGCTTCAGATTTTGGTGATACATCCTCAGATATAGTTGCAAGAGTTGGTTTAGGTTCTCATACTAGAGGATTTTTTGCAGGAGGTAATGGTCAAATTGACGTAATTGAATTTATTACTTTTGTCACAACCGGTGATGTCACAGACTTTGGTAACTTAACAGATGGTGTAAATCTTCCAGCTGGTCTTTCAAATGCTACTAGAGGAATTGTTGGTGGAGGTAGAGATCCTGCAATGTCTAATATTATTAATTATTTCACTATGTCCACAGCAGGTAATGCTTCAGACTTTGGTGATTTAACAGTTGCAAGAGCATTTATGCCAGGATTAGCCAATACAACAAGAGGTTTTTTTGCAGGTGGTTTTGCTCCAGGAGAACAAAATGTAATAGATTTTATAACCATTGCAACAACAGGTAATGCACAAGACTTTGGAGATATGTTTGAAAGTCAATATACTTCTGGTCCAGCTTGTTCTTCAACAAGAGGTGTGACAATGGGAGCTTACAATGACGCAATCACAGGAACTTGTGATAAGATTACATTTGCTTCAACAGGAAAATCAACACGTTTTGGAGATTTAAGCACAGTACATATGGGATCTGGTGGAGCTAGTAATAGTGTAAAAGGTTTTCAGTTAGGCGGTCAAATAGTTGCTGATGGTGCAGCAAGTAATATAATTGATTCTATAGTCATAGCTCACGGTGGAACCTCTTTAGATTTTGGCGATCTTACTAGAACCGCAGGTGGTAAAGCTGCTGCTTCTTCAGGTGAACACGGAGGATTAACTGATGGATATTAAAAAAGGAAGTAAACTATAATGAGTGTTTGGAATATAAAAGAAAGAAATGCTATAGTTAGATCAACTCTAACTCAAATAGATGGGTCAATAGGTTTTGAAGGTGCAAGAGCGATATTTGCTTCAGGATTTACTCCTACGTCTATTAATAATATGGATTATGTAGAAATTGCTACATTAGGTGACGCTGCAGACTTTGGAGATTTAACCACAGCTGGTAAAAATAGACCTTCTTGTAATGGGTCAAATACTAGAGGAATTGTTGCTGGAGGTGGAAATAACAATAACAATGATGGTATAATTATAAATGATGACATTGATTTTTTTGAGATAGCTACATTAGGTAACTCTCGTGATTTTGGAGAATTATCTGCGACTACAAGAAGTGGATCATCTAACTCTGGCAATCAAACAACACATATTACCATGGGCGGAAGTACTACACCTGGTGGAAATTATCACAATGTTATATCAGAATTAACTTATGTTCATTTAGGTAGTTGTGTAGATTTTGGAGATATGTCAGCAAATATAGATTCTCCTGCAGGATGTAGTAGTCCGACAAGAGCTGTGGCAATGGGAGGAATAGAACCATCTGATATTAGATTAAAAACTAATATTGAATTTATTGGTAAATCTATTTCTGGTATAAACATTTATACATTTAATTATGTAAACAAAAAAGGAAAATATGAAGGTGTAATGGCACAAGAAGTTCCATGGGCTTCAATTAAAAATGAAAATGGATATTTAAGTGTAGATTATTCTAAAATAGACGCAAAATTTAAGAGGTTAAATTAAATATGGGATTTATTAATAAAATGGAATATGTGACTATTGCTTCAAAAAGTAATACAACAGATTTTGGTGACCTTTCAGCAGTAAGAGGAAATGGTGGTGGTGTTTCTTCAAATACTAGAGGAGTTTTAGCAGGTGGAAGAAGTCCAACTTTTAGAAATATCATAGAATATATTACTATTGCCTCAACAGGTGATATGACAGATTTTGGCGATCTTGCAGCTGCAAGATCATATCTTGCTGGAGCTTCTACTCACACTAGAGCTATTTTTGGTGGTGGTTCAACTCCAACTATTGTTAATACCATAGAATATATTACGATTGCTTCAACTGGTGACGCTTCAGACTTTGGTGATTTAACAGTTGCACGAAGATATCTTGGTGCTTTGTCAAACGGAGGTGGCGGATTGGCTACGGATGGACTACAAAGAACGTCCGCAACTTATTTAGTTGGATCAGGAAGAGGTATTGCAATGGGTGGATACAATGCACCAGCGCCAACAAACACCGTTGAATTAATACATATTCCTACGTTAGGTAACACAAGTGATTTTGGAGATATGCATACAGCAATTGCTTTTGGTTCAGCTAATTCATCTGAAACAAGAACAATTATGCAAGGTGGATATAGTGACGATCTTTCAACAGAAGTAGATCAAATTCAATATGTTGAACACGCTACATCTGGTACTGGTGGTGATTTTGGAAACTTATTATCAACAAGAGCTAACAGCGCTTCATCAGGATCATGTAGTAAGACAAGAGGATTAAGTGAAGGTGGAGGAGCAGGAGGAGGTAGTGTTGTAAATGAAATAGAATATATTACAATGGCTACACTTGGAAATGCACAAGATTTTGGAAACCTAACTGTTGCGAGAGAACTTGGTGCTTCTTGTAGTAATGGAACAAGAGGAGTCAATGCAGGAGGAGATGCCCCTGGACTCTCAAATGTTATGGACTATGTGACTATTGCTTCAACAGGTGACTCAACTGATTTTGGAAATTTAACTGTAGCTAGAGATAGAATTGGCTCGTTATCTTCTAGTACAAGAGGATGTTTTTCAGGAGGAAGATCCCCTTCAAATTCAAATGTTATTGATTATATTACAATTACTTCGGCAGGTGACGCTACAGATTTTGGAGATTTAAGTGCTGCTAAATCAGGACCAAATGGAATGAGTAATCGTACTAGAGGACTTTTTGTGGGCGGTAGAATATCACCTGCTAATATAAATGTAATAGATTATATTACAATTGATTCAACTGGTAACGCTGCAGACTTTGGTAATTTATCAGGAGTTAAAGAAGGAGTTATGTGTGGTTCAGATTCTCATGGCGGATTATCAAGTTAAAAAAGACTTATAAATACTTATATAATATTATGAAAGGTTAGATAATGAAAAAAGATGAATTACTGATGGTGTTTCCTACACCTGTTCAGATATACAAATACGAAGATAGTATAGAAAAAGAATTAAAATACATTGAAAGTATTGAGTGGCTTCCACAAACACAAAATAGTAATTTCAAAAGTAAAGAAACTTATCTAACAAAACACGAATTGTTAAAAAGTATAACTTCTTTTTTTAAAGAGTGTATTGATGATTATCGTAATACAATAATAAATTCAGATCAAAAATTAGTGATTACTCAATGTTGGGGTAATAAAAATCCAAAAGGCTCAAATCATCACGAACATACACATCCTAATAGTATTATAAGTGGTGTGTTTTATTTAAGACAAGACCCTAAACTTCCGCCTATACAATTTGCTAAAAGTAATCAAAACGGTATTAAGTTAGAACCTAGGAGCTATAATAATTATAATGCCGAAACATTTTTATTACCTTGTATAGCAGGAGAGTTAATACTATTTCCTTCTAGTTTAAAACATAGTGTTCCTATAAATCGAAGTGATGAAGAAAGAATAAGTTTGTCTTTTAATACTTTTAGTACTGATATATTAGGAAGTAAAGAAAATTTAACACATTTAGATTTAAGGAGTTTAATGAATGAATCAAATTGAAGATTATATCATAGTTAAAAATACTATATCAAAAGAAATATGTCAGTCATTGATTGATGAGAATAATAAAAAAGAGTGGAAAAAACATACTTGGAATAACTATACGACAGGTAAAAATACTTCTGAATCAACAAAAGAATTAGATGTAATGCCTTGTACGAAAGAACAACAAGATAAGATTACACCTGCTCTCATTCAAGCACTAGATGAATATCAAAAGATATGCTCTGTAGAGGGTGATAAAACAGGTACTCAATGGCTATCAAAATTTAGTCCTATTCGTTTCAATAAATACGAAGTAGGTACTATGATGAGAAGACATTACGATCATATACATAGTATCTTTGATGGTAAAATGAAAGGTATTCCTATCGTATCTATCGTTGCAAATCTAAATGAAGATTATGAGGGTTCAGAATTTCATTGTAGAGGTAAAGAAATCAAGTTAAAGACAGGAGATATATTGATGTTTCCGTCTAATTTTATGTATCCTCACGAGGTGACGGAATGCACTAAAGGTACTAGATACTCATTTGTCAGTTGGGCGTTTTAAATATCTTATAAATATAAGAAAGATTTAATATATAGAGAGATTGATTAATGGCAACAATACAAAACATCACTATTGACCAGGACGCTGATTATACAGAAACTTTGACAGTCAAAGATTCAACAGGCACAGTCGTAGATTTAACAGGAAGTACAATGACAAGTAAGTTAAGAAAAACTCATTTGTCAAGCAGTGCTACAAGTTTTACAACTGCTATCGTAAGTGCAACTGACGGTACTTGCT